GGAGAGATGTATTAAAAACATCCTTAGGCATGCTTTCCAAGGCATCAAGTACCTTGGAGACTAACGGCGCCAAATACTCCCAACCATCCCTCTTTTCTACAGAGGACTCAGGAAACGCGGTTTTGAATACGCGATATTCCCAGGTTGGAAAGAAAATTCCAGATGGAAGTGAGAAATGTGCTCTCATAAGAGAGGCAGCTTTGAGAAATCTTACGCTGTCGTGGCGAGGGTTGAACTCTGGTTTGGTAAGCCAGAGATGAAACCTCTCAATCGTCAACCAATGAGCAGGCACCTCATATTGCAGAGGTGTACCAAACTCTTCACAGAGTGACAAATGGTTACTCTTTGAGGCCTCACGCCACTGCCCTGGTCTAACCATGGCTTGGCGGGTAATACTAAAACCCGCAAATTCGGCGTAGTTGGTACTATTAAAGCTCTTGTTACCAGAGATGGGAATGTCTGCCTCATTGAGAACAGACAAATACATCTCGTGGACGCGACTGTCGGAGATGACAACGTCATCCCCTAGGACGCGAAAGCAGTCCAAGTCAGCTCCAACGGCATGTGCAATACCTCTTAACAAGAGGTTATGACATGTCGAGAACATTGACATTGAAGGTGCAATACCAAGAGGCTGTCCAACTCTCCATTGGATAGTTGGTGGAAAACCACCAGCTTGGAGATTTGGGTCAACTGACCAGACGCCTCTGCAAACCTTGACTAAGAGGTCCAAGTCCCACTGGGGAATACCCATAAGGACAAGGAAATCTAGCTGTGGCCGCAACGGGAACCGGCATGTAGCCGCACTCAGATCAACTGAGTGGATTATCCCACCATCCCTAAGGATGGATTGGGCCCAAGCAGCACCTGACTCTTGGTCATAAGTGCAGTCCGTTGGGAGTAGCGTCCTGAAACCATCGATCCACTTATGGACTGGTCTCAGCAACGCCTGTAGGGGTATGAATGGGGCCGCATACATGCGGAGTTTCCCACCCCCTTCTTGACAGGCGAAGATCTCGCCAACGTAATCCTCGTCGGGGTTACCAACCCCATCAGGGCCTAATGCTCCTGCGATCTCATGGTTGACGCCTGGAAACAGAGCGCCAACGTGAGGATGCATTATGCACTCGTCCTGACTAATGACGTAGGCGAAGTCATGGGCAATTGCCTCAAAAACTTCACCGATATCATAGCCGAGGTACTCAAATCCAAGTGATTTGGGACTATCAGGAAAGGTTTTACCCTTCAAAGACCTGATAGCGGGTGAAGAGGACACACCGAGTCTAATAAACTTGGATATCCTTTCGGTGCCACTCACTGTCCCTTGATAGGGAGTGGTAGCAGACCCGACCACCTTCTCAATTTGGGAAGGATTGACCTGCCTTAGGCGACACGCACGTGCAAACTTTGCAATGCGCAAATTCACCTCAAGAGGGTAATCACGAAGGTAAA